GTGAGGCACAGTTAAAAGAATCAAAATATTCAAAACAAGTTTTAATTGAAGAAGCAAAAGCTAAATTAGAAGCAGAAAAATTAAATGCAGAAGCAGAAGTGGAAAGAGCAAAAGGGATGTCAAAAGCTATGGAAATTGAAAATGGAAAACTAACTGATACATATATTAAGTATCTATGGGTAAGAAGTATGACAGGAAATGAAGCAAATACAATTTATATACCAACAGAGGCGGGTTTACCTATATTAGAAAAAAAATAAGAAAGGAAGATAAATAATGAATTTAGGATTTGATTTAAAAGATTGGGAAGAGGTTGAAGCAGTTGAAATGGGTGATTTTGAAACACTTGAATTAGGTGGCCATGAAGTTGTAATAATGGACGCTAGGTTATACACTAGCGAACAAAGTGGCAACACATCATTAAAAGTATGTGTTGACATAGCAGGAAATGACAAACAAAAAGGGTTCTTTAAAAAACAATATGACAACAATAATTTAAGTGAAAGAAAATGGCCGTCAGGAGGTACACGATACCTTTCATTAAAAAAAGAAAGTTTACAATTTACCAAAGGGTTTGTTAGTGCATTGGAAAAGTCAAATAATGACTTTAAATTTGATACAAACAAAGGTTGGGAACAATTAAACGGATTAAAATGTGCAGGACAATTTGGCTGGGAAGAATACCAAGATAACGAAGGAAATACAAAATTAGCTACTAAGTTAGTACAATTTCGTTCGTTGGATAAGTTAAAAGAAATAAAAATACCAAAGGTAAAATTACTTGATGGCACGATGGTTGATTATGAAGATTATAACCAATTTTATAGAAACAAAAATAATAACACAACTAATAATGTTGTTGAAATATCAGCGGAGAATTTACCGTTTTAATGTGAAATGTAAAGGACTTGTAAAAAGTTCTTTTTTTTTGTTAATAAATATTAAAATAATATTGACGGTATTAAAAAAAAGGTATATAATTTAAATGAACAGTAGAAAGGAGATAGTGATATGTGGATTTTTAAAGACAAAGAATTAGCTAAAACTTATAATAAGACACAAATGGCAAAAGTTGTTGGATTAAATCCTGATACATTGAGACGAGTTATAAGTGGTAAACAAAGATGTTCGAAATTAGTTGCTTATTGTATAACTAAATTCTTAAGTAGTGAAGCCAAAATTGAAGATTATTTTGATTTTGTTGAGAAAGGAGAATAAAAATGAAATATATTGTAGTAATAAAAGATGAACAAAATGAAATCTCAATAATGTTTGAAAAAATTTATGAAATTACAAATTTTATTCAACCAATATTAGAAAAAACTACATATTCTGTTGAAATAATGAAAGTTATGGAGGAATAAAAATGGGAATTAAAAGAATCGTTGATACAAATTTTTGGAGTGATGATAAAGTTGTAGAATATTTTAGCCCAGAAGATAAATTATTTATGCTCTATTTAATGACTAATCCGCATACTACACAATTAGGAATATATTCAATTAATAAAAAACTTATGGCTTTTGAGACAGGGTATTCAATAGATGTTATTAATAAACTTTTAAAACGATTTGAAAATGATTTTAAAATGATAAAATATTCTGAAAATAGTAAAGAAGTAGCAATAAGAAATTACTTAAAATATAGTATTATCAAAGGTGGAAAACCAGTAGAAGACTTATTGTACAAAGAAATTAAGCAAGTAAAAGATAAAAATTTGTTGAGGTATATTTGTTTAAATATAAAAGATTGTAAATCTTTAAATGAAACAGTTAAAAAAGTAATTAATACATTAAATTATAATGATAATGATAATCATAATGATAATGACAATGACAATGACAATGATAATGAAAAGTCGTACCCCCTATCGTTACACGATACGTTGTACGATACGTCAGAAAAAGTTGTCCAACATTTAAATTTTTTTGCCGGTACTAATTTTAAAAGTGCATCCAAAACCACCCAGAAACTTATTAAAAGTTTATTGGAAGATTATACCGTTGATGATATTATACTGGTTATTGATAAAATGTGTTATTTGTGGAATAAAGAACCAAAGAAAGGGGAAAAGGATATGAGAGTGTATTTAAGACCGAGCACATTGTTTAGAAAATCTAATTTTGAAAATTATTTGGGCATGAATGTTCCACAAAAAAAAATCACAACAGGCGATTTAGCAAAAAAAATAGATTTTAGTGAATTTATGTAGGAGGTTTGAATGAAAAAAACAGAATTTGTAAAAGCAATGAGTTTTTTAGGAGTTGCTTTTGGTAAAGAATATACAACAGAGGAATGTGATGTATATTATAGTTTTTTGAAAGATTATGATTATCAAGTTTTTGTGAGTGCAATTAAAAATCAAATAAAAAAATCTTCATATTTACCAAAAATTAATGAGTTAATTGATGAGTGTAATAATTGCAAAGAAGAAATAGATTTTAAAGTTATTGATTTTATGAAAGTAAGCGGTTATTTTAAAGCACCGATTGAATATGAAAAAACTTTACGTTTTGTAAAAAGTGGAATTGTTCCTGAATGGTTGAAAAAAGATATTAATAATTATCGTGACACGATGAATAATAAAAAAATTGAATTTGGTGGTAATGATGTATAACAAAAGCCAAAAAAAATTTTATATCAAAGACGATGAGGGCAGAATTTGGTATCTAAGTAAAACAGCTAATAAAGCAATGAATAAACTAGATGAAGCTAGAAAAATAGTTGTACAAAACAGAAAAAGCGGAAATAAAAATATAAAATAACTTAAATACACCATTATTTTTGTTTCTGTAAAAATAAAAATGCTTTGTAGGTATAATTATATTAATTTGCACTTTTATGTTGTCAAATGCATAAAATTTTAAGGCGTAGTACAAAAATATTCGAAATTATAAGTTATTTATAATTGAAAAAACAAAAAATAATTATAGCATGATTAAAATTAATAAAACAAAAAACCAAAATATTTACAAATAAACAAAAAAATTGAAACAAAACCAAAAATGATGTATAATTACAAAAAGGAGTGATAACATGAAATGGGAAATAGTTCCGTTAGATGAGCAAGAAACAATTTTAAATATTGATTATTATGAGAAAAAAATTAATATTTATACATCAAGAAAATCAGTAGGGGTAAGATTAAAAAGAAAGATTGGAGAACCTACAAAAATTCATAAAATGGATAATAAAATTTGTGCAGTTGAATATACCAGAAATTTGCATGATAAAGATGTTGCAAAATTCTTTTCAAAGATGTTGTTAATTGGTTCTTTTAGAAAACAAGATGAAGAATAATATTATTATTTGTGATACAAGAGAGAAGAAAAATAAAAAAATTTTAAGTTATTTTGATGAAGTGAAACAAGATTATATAATTTCAAAGCTTGACGCAGGGGATTATTGTTTGTTTAAAAATTACACCACAATAATTGACAAAAAAGATGGATTGTTAGAATTAGCAAATAATTTGTGTCATACAACAGAACATGAAAGAATAAAACGTGAAATTGCAAAAGCTAGAGAATTAGGTTGCAAGAATTTTATATTTTTAATTCAAAATGATAAAATCAATTCAATTGAAGATATTAAAAATTGGACTTCACCACATACAAAAGTTAAAGGCGAAACATTGCTAAAAGTGATGACTACTATGTCAAAAAAGTATGGTGTTAAGTTTATAATAGTACCAAAAAAAGAAATGGGAAAAAAGATAATTGAATTATTAGGAGGTAAATAATGAATTTTTACAAGTTAAATGCAAATGAATTTGAAGCAATAAAAAGAATTGAAAAAATTACTGATTGCGATTATGAATTGTTGGGTGATTTCATACCAACAGAATGTTTGATTGAAAGTGCAAGAGATATGTTAGTTTGTTATGAAAAATTACAAGAAGAATTTGATGATTATAAACAATTCATAGCTGATAATTTTAAACAAAAAAGTGATGCAGAATTAGTTGATTACAATGAAAATTGTTAATGCTTGGCAGCTATAAGCGTAAGTCCAAATATAATTAAAAAAACTATCAATAAATTTTTCACTTTTACAACTTCTTTATTTAGTGCAAAAGAGTTTTTGATAGTTTTCTCTTTACTAATTTAGAGGTGGTTAAATGAACTTCAAAAGAGATAAAAGATTACAGAATGCATACACAGAAAATACTGTAAAATGCAAAAATTGCGGGCATAGTATAGTTTTTCTATTTTTTGAGCAGAAAGAAAAGAAAATATGTAATTGGTGCGGACACGTTGTATATGCAAATGATAAAGTAGAATTTAAAGAAAAATTAAAAAAAACAATGGGTTAATTGGTTATTGAGGAGGATATATGAAAAAAACTGAATTAATTTATTTTATTCTTGCTTGTTTTGGCATAATAACAACTATAATTTTTTTAATGAAATTAATAATGTTTATGGCTATTGCTGTTGATTTAAGAGATGAAGTAATAGAATTGAAACAAGAGAACACAGAATTAAAACAAATAAATACAGAATTGAAATGGGAATTAGACCAAGTTGACCAGATGATATGTAATAACGAGGCAATAAAATGAAAATAGTATTTTTAATCTCTGCTATAACACTATTGATAATAGCATTTTGTGATATAGTTTATTTAATTTTATTAATTATAGAATATAGGAGGAAATAGAGTGAATGATAATTTAGATTGGACACATCATGATAGTAAAACAGTTAATGAAAATTATTATCAAATATTATCTGGTAACAAAGGAAGTGGGAAAACACTTCAAGTAATAAATGTGTTTGAAGAAAAATATAAACAATTACAACAAGAAAACCAACAATTAAAGAAACAAAAAGAGAATGTTGTCGAGTATATAAAATATAATGCTACTTCTAATTATTTTGATAAAGATAAAAATATGTTTAGGAGAGAAATAGATTTATTAAGAATGTTAGGTGAAATAGATGAGTAAAGTAGATATTTATAATACAAATAAAAAATATAATATAATTTATGCTGATCCACCATGGAAATACAATGATAAAATGAAAATGAAAGGCGTACATGGTGATATAAGAGGTGCTGAAAGTTTTTATAATACTATGAATCTTGAAGATATAAAAAAAATACCTATAAAAAATATTACTAATGAAAATGCTATTTTATTTATGTGGGTAACAATGCCATTTTTGAAAGATTGTTTTGATGTAATAGAATCATGGGGATTTACTTATAAAACTTGTGGATTTTGTTGGATAAAAAAAACTAAAAATGGTAAAAATCATTTAGGAATGGGGCATTATACAAGAGGGAATGCTGAATTATGTTTAATAGGAATAAAAGGCAAAAAAATGCATTTCAATACAAGAAGTTTGTCTCAAATAGTTGAAAGTGAAATAAGAGAACATAGTAGAAAACCCGATGAAGTAAGGGACAAAATTATAGAATTATGTGGAGACATACCTAGAATAGAACTTTTTGCAAGACAATACACTAATGGTTGGGATTGTTGGGGAAATGAAGTTTAATTAAGGCAGGTGAAATAGAATGAAAAAATTATATGAATTACCAGAACACCAAAATATTAAGTTATACATAGACAAAACAATTGTAATATTTGACCATATAGACGGACTTTATAGTTATTGTTGGTTGGAAGAAGATAGAAAAAAATTAGTACATATAAAAGCAACTACTTTGTTTGAAAAATATAAAGATGGTTATAAGATAGTAAGTGAAATAGAATGATAAGTATTACAGATGGTTTAAGATGTTATTATAATAGCAATATGAAAGAAAAAACACCATTAGAATTGGAAAGAGAAAACAGAATTTTACAATCCAACTGGAATAGTTTAAGAGAGTGGTTAGAAAAAGAAAGATTATTAGAATTTATACAATATAGTGCTATATATAAAAGAGTATTAGATAAAATGAACGAATTAGAGGGAGGAAATAAAGATGAACAATAAAATAACAATTTATGAACTTCTTGGATTAGTCAAAGATGGACAAGCACCTAAAAGATTTATTAAAGATAATGTTTTGTGGTATAAAGGGAAAAGCGACACAGACCATTATTATTGTGAAAATGGAAAGTGCCAGTTAAATTATATTAAATTAAGTGAGTTAAATGATGAAATAGAATTAATTGATAATGAAGTAGAAATAATAGACAATGAAGATGAAAAGAAAATACCTGAAAAATTATTTCATTGTCAGATGGAGACAGATAATGATGAAATAGAATTTTTAGTTAAAAATATCAATTATTTTGTAGATAGATATAATGATTTATTAGATTATATTAAAAGCAAAGGAGAATAATAATTCCATGAATAAACAAGACCTTATGAATTTAAGTAAGGAGGAAGTGGTTGAAGAATACACAAAATTAGAAAACAGGCTTTATCATCTAATAGGCAAATATGCTGTATTAGAAGCTAGATATGAACAACAAATAGAAATGAATAATATGTTAGTCGAAAAAGAAATAAAAAAGAAAATATTAAAAAAAGAAGGTGAGTAGTATGTTATTAAAAATAATTTTAAGAATTGCAATAATTATAATTGCTGTAATGCTTATATTAACAATTGCAGATTTTATTATAGGTAAATTTAAAAACAAAAAATAATTTACTTCTTTTTTAATATATGCTATAATTAATTTGTGAAAATAATTTCACACATTAATTTAACCCCCGTTTTTTTGTTCTTTTTTGAATAGGAATTAATACCTCCTGTTCTTTTTTTATGCAAAAATAGACAAAAAAACAAAAAAATGCTATAATTTTGTTAGAAATTTTAAAAAATATGGAGGATTTATGCAAAAATTAGAAATTGAATATGTTGATATTAATAGCATTAAGCCATACAAAAATAATGCTAAACAACATCCAAAAGAACAAATTGAGCAAATAAAAACATCAATTGAAATGTTTGGAATGGACGACCCGATTGGTGTTTGGAACAACGAAATAGTAGAAGGACATGGGAGATTAATTGCTTGTAAAGAACTAGGTTATACTGAAGTTCCTATTATTCGCCTAGACCATTTAACAGATGAAGAAAGAAAAGCTTATACATTAGCTCATAATAAATTAACTATGAATAGTGATTTTGATTTAGATATATTAAATGAAGAACTAGTAAACTTTGATACAATAGATATGAGTGAATATGGATTTGATTTGGATTTTAATGTTGATGATGAAGAACAAGAAATAGTAGAAGATGAAGTACCTGATGTACCTGAAGAACCAAAAGCAAAATTAGGTGATATATACCAATTAGGAAATCATCGATTAATGTGTGGAGATAGTACAAGTGAAGAAGATGTAGCAAAACTAATGGATGGTGTTAAGGCTGATTTAGTAGTAACCGACCCCCCTTATAATGTGGCATTGTGGGATGAAGATATTGAAGAACTAAAAAAGCAAAATCATAGAACAGATGGACTAACAATTAAAAATGATAAATTGACAAATGATGAATTTCATATTTTTTTAGTCAAAGCATTTAATAATATGAAAAAAGTATTAAAAGATGGTGGAGTATATTATGTATGGTATGCTTCATCTGAAGTTGTAAACTTTCAAACATCATTAGAAGAGAATGGTTTTCAAGTAAGAGAAGAACTTATATGGAATAAAGGGAGAATGGTATTTGGAAGGCAAGATTATCAATGGCAACATGAACCTTGCTTATATGGGTGGAAAGATGGTGCAAGTCATTATTTTGTAGATGATAGAACGCAAACTACTGTGTTTGAAGATAAAAAACCAGATATAAAGAAAATGAAGAAAGAAGAACTTGTTAAGTTACTAGAAGAAATATATAGCGACAAAGTAAGTACAACGATTATAAATGAAAACAAACCAAGTGTAAGCGAATTACACCCAACTATGAAACCTATTAAGTTGATTGCGAGGTTAGTGAAAAATAGTAGTATAATAAATGAAAAGGTATTAGATTTGTTTGGTGGCTCAGGAACAACACTGATAACTTGTGAACAATTAAATCGTAAATGTTATATGATGGAATACGACCCACACTATATAGATGTAATAATACAAAGATGGGAAAACTTTACAGGAGAAAAGGCTGTGAAGTTAAATTGATAGTGGTTGCAACCGATGAAGAATACAAACTTGCTAAAAAGCGATTTAAAAGGCATTTTATCATCAAAACAGGCATTGGTGGTATAAATGTAATAAGAAAACTAAAGCACTACCCAAAATGGCTAAAAATCACGAATTTTGGCTATGTAGGGAGCAACAATTTACCAATAGGAACAGAAGTAAAAATTGGCGAGTGTCGTTTGTATCATCCGAATGCTATTTACAGTGAACCAGAATATATTTTAGATAAAGAAAGTGTTATAAAATGCTTTACATCAAACGATTTTGTATTAGACACAAAAATAACAAAACCATGTGTCTTTGACATGGAACTAGCTTATATAATGGCATTAGGTTTTAAAAGAGTTAAATCAATTAAAATAGTAAGTGATAATCTTTCATTAAAACAATATGAAAATAATATAAAATAAGGAGGTGTTATTAGTGGCAAAAGGACAAGAAAATCTTATTCCTTTTACTGAGCGAACAGAGGCAGAACAAAGAGCGATAGCAAGGCAAGGTGGTATTGCCTCAGGACAAGCTAGACGTGAAAAAGCCACTATGAAAGCAACCCTTGAAATGTTATTGAATGAAAAGAATAATAAAGGCAAGACATATCGAGAACTTGCTACACTTGGATTATTAAAGGGTGCTATAAATGGCAATGCACAGAATTACCGAACAATACTTGAAACACTCGGAGAATTGAAACAAGCAGAAAATAAAGAAAATGGGATATTAACTGATTTAGTGGAGGCTATAAAAAATGACAAAAAGTCTTAATGAAATGTTAAATCCCAAACAAATTGATTTTATCAAATATGAAGATAAAAGAATAAATTTGTTGACGGGTTCTGTTCGTAGTGGTAAAACGTATGTATCTTTGTTAAAATGGGCTATATTTGTAGGTACAATGCCGAGCAACAATGAATTTTTAATGACAGGCAAAACGCTAACATCATTAAAACGTAATTGTTTAGGATTGTTGCAAGAGTTAGTTGGTAATAATAATTTTACATATTCAATAAGTCAAAAAAGTGGCAAGTTATTTGGAAGAACGATATGGCTTGAAGGTGCAAACGATGATAGAGCAGAAAGTAAGATAAGGGGTATGACATTAGCGGGTGCTTATGTAGATGAGTTGACGCAGATACCTGAGGATTTTTACAAAATGTTACTATCAAGGCTAAGCGTAAAGAATGCGAAATTGTATGCGACTACTAACCCAGATACACCAAATCATTGGGTAAAAAAAGATATCATAGATAATACTGAAATTGAAAAAAAAGTTTGGAATTTTATTTTAGATGATAATGAGATACTAAAAAAAGAAAATGAAGAATATTTTGAAAATTTAAAAAAAGAGTATAAATCAATGGGTGGTGTCTTTTACGAACGTTTTATCTTAGGGCTGTGGGTGTTAGCAGAAGGGTTAATATATAGGCAATTTGTGGATAATAAAGAACTGTTTTTAAAAGATGAGGCAGTTGACAAAAATGGAAACAAAATTAATTTTATGATAATTTCAATAGGAATTGACTACGGTGCAACAAAGGGTGAAACAGAATTTAAAGCAACGGGAATAACACAATATTTTAAAGAAGTGTGGACTATTGATGAAGAAAAGTTAGCAGGGTTACATACACCAGAAGAGATGTACGAAAAATTTATTGAATTTTATAAGCGAGTTGTTGATAAATATGGAAAAGTTACACATGCGTTTGGCGATTATGGGGCATTAGGGCAAGTGTTGACTTATGGTATGAATAGATATTTACAACAGCATAGCGTACCATTGAAAATTCAAGATTGTATTAAAGGAAAAATAATTGATAGAATTTATATGGACCAGATGTTGTTTGCAAAAGGCAAAAGATTTATACTAAAAAAATGCAAATATTTAATTGAAGCATACGAGCAAGCAGTTTGGGACGACAAACACGAAGATGAGCGATTAGATGATGGAACAACACCAATTGATGATTTGGACGCAAGCGAATATTCAATGTTTCCATTTTATGATAAACTAATGTTAAATATAAAAGGAGGAATAAAATGAAATTAGAAGATTTTTTAGTTAAGAATTATGGGTATAATCCAGATGTAAAAAATAGTATGCAATCTTATATTGATATGTGGGGAAGTTGGTATAGAGGTCCGGTAAAATCTTTCCATAATTATTACATTTACAATGGTAACAGGAAGATAAAACAAAAAAGATTTACAATGAATATGGCAAAAGAGATAAGCGAGGATTGGAGCGACATATTATGGAGTGAAAAATGTGAAATTAATATGAAAGATGAAACATCGCAAAAGCAATTTGAAGAACTTATTAATTCATTGGATTTATATTCGTTGATAAATCAGTCAATAGAAAAATCAGGGGCATTAGGAACGGAAAGTGCTGTTGTTAGTGTTTATGATATAGTACAAAATGAAGATAGCATGGTTTTAGATGTATCAGATGCAAAGACTAGAGTTGATTTAGTTGATATTGATTGGATATATCCATTAAGTTGGAATAATAAAGGAATAACTGAATGTGCTTTTGGTAGTGTGGAATATGTAAAAGGGCAGAAATATGTAGTTTTATCAGTACATAAAAAAGATGATAGAGGCGAAAATTACATCATACATAATCATTTATTTAAAGAAACAAACGGGACGTTGACAGAAATAACTGAACAAGAAAGTACAATGGCAGAGTTTTCAACACAGTCAAACATCCCATGGTTTAGTATATTCAAGCCTTTGTTGACTAATAACTTATTTAGTAATAGCCCTTTTGGTATTCCTCATTATGCAAATGCAATTGATAACATGAAAGCAGTTGACATTGCGTTTGACGCATTAAAAAATGAGATACAAGATGGACGTAAAAGAACTTTTGTTAGGGCGGATATGTTAAATTATGATGATGGAACACAAAGATTGACATTTGACCCAAACGATACAACGGTTTATCAATTGCCAAATGGAGCAACGAAGGATGATTTAATACAAAGTGATAGTGATGATTTAAGAACAGATAAACAAATTGCAACGTTGAATATGCAGTTAAATATATTAGGAAATAAAGTTGGTTTTGGGGAAAACCATTATCATTTTGACGGAACAAATTTAAGTACAGCAACAGCAGTTGTTTCAAGTAACAGTAAATTGTTTAGAAGAAAGAAAAAACTTGAAATTGGATACGAAAGTGCTATTTATGATTTAGTCCAAGCAATTTGTTATGCGTCAAGTAAATTTGGAAAATATAACATTAATACTGAAGATATGGTTATACAATTTGATGATAGTATAATTGAAGATAAAGAAGCAGAAAGTAACAGAGCATTAAGGGAAGTGTCAGCAGGCTTGATGGGTAAAGCAGAGTATAGAGAAAAAATCTTTGGAGAAACACCGGAGATAGCAGAGCAAGAAATAAGAAAAATTGAGGAAAGTAACCCAAGTATTGATGATTTATTAGGAATTAGAAATGAAACACCGCAAGAATAGGAGGTAGTCCTATATGATTAGCGAAGAAAAAGAAAATTTACTAATTGAAAGGTTAATTCAAAGAAACCAGCAAGCAAATACGTATTTTTTGAAAAAAATAGGAGAGGTAATCCGACAAATTCGTGATATACGCCCAACAGAAGCACACCAATTGGAGCAACTACTTAAATATGGTGGAAATTATGATGAGATAATAAACGAGTTGACTAGATACACAAAAATAAATGTAGCCGACATTGAAAAAATATTTGAAAATTATGCAAAAGCAGATTATCAGTTTGCCGAGAAATTTTATAATTACAGAGGAACACCTTATATATCGTTTGATGAAAATTTTGTTTTGAGCGAACAAACGCAAGTGTTGACAAACATAGCACAAAATGAAATGTATAATTTTAGTAGGACAAACGTGTTAGGATATACAATAAACAATGCAGATGGGATACCACAATTTTATGGATTGAGGGAAACATATAATAGAGTGGTTGATGAGGCATTTTTGAATGTGTCGCAAGGAAAAGAAACTTTTGATAGTGCCATGTCAAAAGTGATGGGTGATATAGGTGGAAGTGGTTTAAAGACTCTTAATTATGAGAGTGGACGTGCTATAAGATTAGACAGTGCAGTGCGTATGCATATGAAAAGTAGGTTGCGTGAGTTGCATAACGAAACGCAGATGATAATTGGTGAGCAGATAGATGCTGACGGTGTTGAAATATCCGTACATAGTAATCCGGCAGATGACCACGCCGAAGTGCAAGGCAGACAGTTTACTTTAGAAGAATTTGAAAAGTTACAAACAACTGGAGAGGCTAAAGACTATGAAGGAAAAGAAGTAAGCATGGTGCATATATCTAAAAAAGGTAATGCTTCATTTAGACCTATATCAGAATTGAATTGTTATCACTATGTTTTTAGTGTTGTATTAGGTGTTAGTGAAAAAGAATATGATAATGATGAGTTGCAAGAAATAATTGATAATACAAACGAAAAATTTGAATTTGATGGTAAGAAATATAATATGTATGAGGGTACACAGTTACAAAGGAATATAGAAAGAAGAATAAGGGAGCAAAAGGATAAACAAATATTAGCAAAAGCAAGTAAGAATAATGAATTAATTTTAAAATCACAGCAAAAAATAACGCAATTAACGAATAAATATAAGCAATTATCAGAAGTTAGTGGGTTGGCTATGAAAATGAAAAGAATGAGGGTTGCAGGTTATAAAAAAGTTGCGAAAAGCAAATTAAAGTGATATAATTAATTTGTACTTCAAAGGTACAAGGGATATTTTCTTTACACGATTTTGTGAGCTATCTTATAGATAGCTTTGAGTAGATAGAAAAATAATATGTATGTAGCACCTTTAAATATTGTTTCAATTAACTATCTATTCAAAAATATTTATAATATACTTCA